CGATGCCGCGCGCGATACAATTCGCAAGGGTGCTTTTGCTGCGACAATAGCGCAGTGCAGCGAGCCTCTGCCACTGCTTTGGCAACATCGCCCGGACCAACCCATCGGTTGGATTGAGAGCATGGCAGAGGATGATCGAGGCTTGCGAGTTGTCGCTCAGATTGACCGTATGACCAGCCGCGCGGCATCAATGCTGCGCGATCAAGAAGTCACCGGTCTCAGCTTTGGCTACCGCGCCCGCGAGGCTAATCAATCCGCTTCTGGACGAGAGCTTACCGCAATCGATCTGTTTGAAGTCAGCCTTGTCACGCATCCGCTTCAGCACGGAGCGCGCGTGCATCTCGTCGTCTGAACACTGACAAACGAACCCCACCAGGCCGCCATTCGGGGCGGCCTTTTTCATGCCCAAAAGAAAGGCCAACTACCCCATGGACATAACGATCCCTTCACCCAATACGCCATCGGCGGCGCCCGCTGATCCGATGGATCAAAGCTTCGACATTGTCGCTCGCCAAGACCAATCCGAAGCCGATATTAAGGCCCTACGCGGCGATGTTGACGAAGTAAAAGCTCGCCTCGACAAAGTTTCCCGTGCAGCGTCGCGCCCTGCCATTGGTGGTACCTCTGCCAACAGCACCGAAGTCAAAGGTTTCGTCGATGGCTATTTGCGCCGCGGCCGGGAGACCGAGATCAAATCGATCAATGGCGCGACGCCCGCTGATGGCGGCTTTGCCGTACCTCGCCAAATCGACGCAGTGATCGCCAATGAGTTGGTTGAGATCAGCCCAATCCGCTCAATCGCCCAAGTCGTTCAAACCGGCACCTCGGGTTATCGCAAGCTGGTTGCAACCGGCGGCACCGCCTCTGGTTGGGTCAGCGAAACAGCGGCCCGTCCCGAAACCGATACGCCAAACTTTGCCGAAATCGCGCCACCTTCCGGCGACCTCTACGCCAACCCAGCGGCCAGCCAATCGATGCTCGATGACGCGGCCTTCAATCTGGAAGCATGGCTTGCCAATGAGATCGCGATTGAGTTTGCTCGCTCTGAAGGCACTGCCTTCGTCAGCGGCACTGGCTCAAACCAGCCCGAAGGCTTTTTGAGCGCCAAGCCATCGCCAAGGTGCAAGTTTCGTCATGAACTCGGCAACCCTTGCCACCGTCCGCAAGCTCAAAACCGCCGATGGCGCGTTCCTGTGGCAGCCCGGCATGGTCGAAGGTCAGCCCGATCGCTTGCTGGGCTATCCGGTGGTTGAGGCCGAAGATATGCCTGATGTGACCGGCGGCGATTTCCCGATTGCTTTCGGCAATTTCCGCCACGGCTATCTGATTGCAGAGCACAGCGCGACCCGCGTGCTGCGCGATCCGTTCTCAAACAAGCCGTTCGTCCACTTCTACGCCACCAAACGGGTTGGCGGCCAAGTGCTCGATTCCAACGCGATCAAACTGCTCAAAATCGAAGCGTGATCAAAGTCGAGGCCGCTTAACCGCAGCCCTTAGTTTCCGGCAAGGTTGAGTTTCCCCTTTCTCCCTTTCCGGCACCCCGCACCCGCGCCGTATGCAGGCGGCCCCTCTCCTCGCAGCAGCGGCGCGGGTGCACCCATTATTTTCACGGAGATGAGCGATGCAACGCACAATCGTTGAACCCGCAGACATCAGCGGCGAAGCTCTGTCCGAGCTGAAAGCCTGGTTGGGGGTCACGCGGCCCAATGAGGACGAACTGCTCACCAGCTTGCTGAAATCCAGCCTCGATATATTTGAAGGCTACACCGGCCAGGCACCATTATCGCAGACTATTGAGGAGCGCGTTCCAACTCGCGCTGGCCGGTATCCTTTGAGTTCGCGCCCGATCACGTCGCTTGCTTCGGTCGAAGTCATTGCGGACGATGGCAATCGCGATGCTCTGCCAAACGAAGCGTTTGATTTCGAAACGCAGGCCAGTGGAAGCGCCGAGATCACATTGCTCACGGATAACGAGGGCCAAGCGCTCGCGATTCAAATGCAGGTTGGCCTCGCCGCGACATGGAGCACCGTTCCGTCCGCGGCCAAACAAGGACTGATCCGACTGGCCGCCTATCTCTATCGCGATCGAGATGTGACAGGTGGAGCTAAGCCAGACGCTTCACCGCCATCCAGTGTCATCGCGCTCTGGAGACCTTGGCGGACGCTTAGGCTGCGATGATCACGACCGCCATCAGCAGCGATGCTTTGATCAATCGGCTGCGGTTGCTCGCAAACACCATCGGCCAAACCCACGCCAAACGCTTCACACCCGGTGCCCCACAGCTCGGCGATGACTGGCGTTCGCCGCGGTCGCTCTGGCCCCATCTTTACAGGGACTAGGAACATGGAAAATTCTCTACGCGCGCGGCTTATCGAGTGGCTGCGCGCCGCCCCAACCCTCGCCCCTATCAATGCCATCGAGGAAGAATCGCCCGTCAACGCGAGCGCTCCGTGGCTCGGCATCGCTGCCAGCGCCTCGACAGACTGGGGGACTAAGGATCGACGCGGACGCGAGATACGCATTGCGCTCGAACTGGAAAGCCGTGCGGATGAACCCGGCGCCGATGGCGCCTTACTTGAGGCAATTGAGCAGCGCGTTCTTGATCTGCCGCCCTTTCATTCGGAATTCGAATTGGCCTCTATCCGCTTTCTGCGCGCCCGAAGCGAGCAGCGCGATGGAAACCTGCGCGGCGCACTGCTCGAATTTCGCTTCCGAATTTTTGCCCCCCTATCCTGATACTTCTACGGAGAAAGACTTATGCCTGCGCAAAACGGTTCCGCCTTCCTGCTCAAAATTGGCGATGGCGGCGCGCCGCCCACGTATGAAACTGTCGCTGGGCTGCGAACCACACAGCTCTCAATCAATGGTGACACTGTTGTCGTGACGCACAAGGAATCTGGCGGCTGGCGCGACCTGCTTTCTGGGGCTGGCACACGCTCGGTTTCTGTTAGCGCCGCCGGTATTTTCCTCGGCAGCGAGGCCGAAGGTTCCCTTCGCTCACACGCCTTGGCTGGAACGATTGACGATTATGAATTGTCGTTTGAAGATGGCGAGCGTCTGCGCGGCCGTTTTCTTGTCCAGCGGCTGGACTATTCTGGCGATTTCAACGGTGAGCGCAATTACACGCTGCAGTTGGAAAGCTCTGGCGCGGTCATTTCTGCGTGACCATAACGCGCAGCGCCAACGCCCAACGCGGCGAGGCCGAGCTGCCAATCAACGGTCAAACCCTGGTTTTGCGACCGAGTTTTGAGAACCTTGTAGCCGCCGAGGAGGAAGTGGGATCGCTGTTTTCTCTCGTTGAGCGAGCTTCAGAGGGCGCGATCACTCTGACAGAGATCGCCGCCCTTTTGTGGAATTGCATAGCGGCGGAACAACGCCCAAGCCGCGAAGAGGTTGGCAATGCAGTCCTTGCAATGGGCATGGTTGAGGCCACGAAGCCGGTTCGCATCATTCTTGCCCAAGTGCTGCAAGGGCAGGCGTGACCCGGTTCTGCGATGCCATACCTGTGTGGTGCAGCATGGCCTCTCGCATGCTGGGATGGCGACCGGGCGAGTTCTGGCAATCAACGCCTGCCGAGCTGAGAATGGCCGTCCGAGATCCTGAAACAGACGCGAACACTTCCGGCCCCAGCCGAGAACTAATCGAACAGATGTTGGAGCGCGAAAGACATGAATGACAAATTTGAAGAGCTCGTAATCGACGTCAGAGCGACGACCGATGGCTTTAACGCTGACCTTGAAAATATGCGCGGCTCGCTCGATTCCACACTGCTCGATGGCTTTGGCCGCGCGGGTAATGTGCTAGAGCGCAGCCTCCTGTCAGCATTGAAACGCGGTAGTCTCGGATTTGAAGACCTGAAACGTGTCGCCTTTAGCGCGCTTGATTCGATTGCGGCCTACGCGCTTCAATCTGGCATTAGCTCTCTATTCAGCGGGTCCGGTTCTGGCTCTGGCTCGAACTCTGGTCTTGGCGGATTAATCGGACAAACACTTGGCTCCTTGTTGGGTTTGCCGGGGCGCGCGACCGGTGGCCCCGTTTCTCCGGGCCGGGGATATGTTGTCGGTGAAAATGGCCCGGAACTGTTTGTCCCAACTAGCTCTGGGCGGATCGCTGCCAATGGCGGTTCCGCCGCGCCCGGAAGCAATGTCCAGGTTGCCATTCAACTCTCGGCCCCGCGCGGTACCGCTGCACCCACCGCAATGCAGCGGTCCTCGCGGCAGGTCGCCAGTGCGGTTCGCCGCGCACTCCAAGAACGCTAAAGGGGGGATCGGACAATGGCCTTTTGGCTCGCGCGCGAAAGAAGCGCTCAAGAATCTAGTTTTATCCAGCGTTTTGACCCGCGCTTTTGGACCGTCAATTTCCCACGCCCAGCGATGGCATCGGTTGTCACCACCAGCGCCGACAGCATGCAGATCGATGTAGAATTGCATCACGAGGGCGAGCTCGTTGGCTTGATTTGGGACAGTGTGGACAGCCTTGATCACCCCCTATTGGCCTATGAAACGAACCGCGATTATTCGAACACAACACTCAAATTTGATTGGCAGTCTGAAGGCGTCATCGCTCTCGATGAGATCAATGGACCCACATTGACGATTGAGGGACGAGACGCCTCTGGCATTCCTCAGACATGGTACGTTCGGCTCTGGAACTACGCCACTGGCACCCCAACTAATGCCAGGATTGAATTGCCGTTTTCGAACCTTGAAGGGGGGTTTACCCTTCCCGGTGCACCGATCCACCCGGCCGATATTGATCGAATGTTCATCTCGTTGGTGGCCCCAGATTTTATCGCTGGCAGCACGGCCCCGCTTACAGAACGCTTCAACGGGACTGTCACAATTTCCCGGATCATAACCGATGGGCTGCATGGAATTCTGGAGATTGGCGACGTTCGAATGCCGATACATGGCGAGCGCATGGCCACGGCCTATGACGATGGCTATGATCAAACCCCCGCTCGATTAATCCGCAGTTTGGTAGGGCTGGGTTATCGCGAAGATCTTGTGCACTATGTTGGCATGAGCCATTTTATGCGACTGTCGCAGCAAAATGGCGAGCTGCTCGCAGTGCCTGAGGGAGAGCTTTGCGAACCTGCCACCCATTGGCACAGAAACTTCTTCGATGTCGCCAAGGCAAACCACTTCGAGGTTATCGGCTCAATCTCCTATGAATTGTTCGACGCATTTTGTCCGGGCCCATGGAAACAACGCGATGCGAGCGGTGATCAAGCTCTAACCGGTTGGGTTCCTCCCTCAACACTGCTGTCGCCAGCCAACACAGACGCAATGGCGTGGTTGCATGCCAGCGCATTAGCGTTCGTCGACTTGTTGGAAGAAGCCTCACAACCAGTCAGGATGCAGATTGGCGAACCCTGGTGGTGGACCAAGGCCGATGGTGCAATTTGCCTCTATGATGATGCGGCTAGAACTGCCTTTGGCGGTTCGCCCCCGGAAATTACCGATATGCGCGCAGCGCTGAATGCGGACGAGATTGCGCTTCTGGATGAGGCAGGAGCGATGCTTGCTCAGTCAACAGCCGATCTGACGGCTGCGATCCGGTCGGCTTCGAGTGGTCCAGCAGAAGTCCTGTTGCTTGCCTTCACACCCACAATTCTCAATCCGCAAATGCCCGAACTTTATCGCGCCAACTTGCCCATAGGCTGGGCCTTTCCGGCATTCGACCGCCTTCAAGTGGAAGACTACGACTGGCTCACCGATGGGGCCGATGCCTTGCGCAGAGCCGCCTACACATTTGTTGATTCCCGTTTGCAATATCCAATTGAGGATCAGGACTATTTGTCAGGCTTTGTGCTCAACCCTGAGGACGCCGAAGTTTACTGGGCTAGGATCGACAACGGCTTAGATGAAGCAGCGAAGCGCTCCGTCACCCGACGTTACGTTTGGGCGCTGCCTCAGGTCAATCGTGATGGTTACACCCGCCTACCACCAGCTGAGGAGGACCCTATGGAAGCTTTTGATGATGTGCTCTATCCATTTGAGCTCGGTCGCAGCACGGCCGTTGCGCCTGAGTTCTCCACTTCGATTTCGGTCACGGCATCAGGACACGAAAGGCGCAATTCGCTTTGGTCGGACGCCCGGATTCACTTCGATGTCGGTCCCGGCATTCGTTCCGAAGCGGAGCTTTCCGAACTGATCGCATTCTTCCGAGCACGGCGCGGCGCAGCTCAAGGTTTTCGCATAAGCGACCCTTTTGATTTCAGTTCAAACGGCATGCGACTATGTCCGACCAGTTGCTGGGAGTCGGTGATGGCCAAACCTCAGATTTTCAGCTGATCAAGTCCTACGGAGCCGGAAGTGAACCCCAACAGCGCCCCATCACCCGCCCGCGCGCTGAGACGCTGCTGGTCAGTGTGGATGGAACCCCGGTTCTCAATTGGTCACTTGGCACCACAGGCCGTCTAACACTTACCAGTGCGCCCTCATTCGATGTGCCCGTGCGTTTTGCTGAGGATCGGATTGATGTCTCAGCGGTCAACTTCAATTCTGGCGAGGCCCCAAGCATCGCTTTGATTGAGCTTAGAGAAGAATTGTAATGCGCATTTTCTTCGACCGTGAATTGGATACAGCGGCAACCTTCTGGAGGATTTTTCGCCGCGATGGAGTGGCGTTTGGCTTTACCAGTCACGACCGCGATTTGGTCTTTAGTGGTATCAGGCATCGCGCCGCCCCCGGTATGGTGCCGACAGCCATCCGTATGACGGCAGATCTTTCAGAGGACAGCGCCGGCGTCGCAGGCGCGCTGAGCCACGACTCCATCCGCGAGGCCGACTTAGGCGCAGGGCTTTTTGACAATGCCGCGATTGAGATTGGGATTGTCGATTGGAACACACTCGACAATCACACTCTGTATTCGGGTACATTGGGACGCATTGAGGACGACAGGGTAGGGTTTTCGGCTGAACTTCGTTCAGCGAAACAGGTTTTAGAACATGATTTGGTTCCACGAACCAGCCCAACATGCCGGGCATCGTTTTGCGGCCCAGGATGCGGACTGTCGGCCAATATGTTCACAAGCCTTGTCAACGTCATTGCGATCGATTTCGACCTCAACCGCGTTCAGGTCAATAGTATTGCAGAAAACAACTTCGTCGATGGCCAATTGCGCTTCTTAGCAGGGCCGCAAACCGGAATTCCATTCGGCATACCCAGCGTTAATGGCGCTTGGCTCACGCTTGACCGCCCCATCCACGAAAGCAATACCCCGGAAACGTCAGCAGAAATTCGTGAAGGGTGTGATCACACCCACAGCACTTGCTCTGCCCGCTTCGGGAACG